GGGAGATACGGAAATACGCTAAGAATGACCGGGATTTATGGATAAAAAATGGATGGTGGCGAAAGGTTGAAATGACGATAGCTAAACATTCCAATCCTGTGGGGCGGATGGTTTGCGCTTCAAGAATGATGAATCTTAAATTAATTGAACTTAACGAAAAACTAAACGGGGTGAAAGATGATTGAGCAATACTGGAAATTATTAGTAGTAGTATCGATTTTAACTGGTATCGGGTATTTTTACTTAATGGTGATTAAGTGGAAATACCTTAAAAATAAAAAGAACGTACCTTTGTGGATTAAGGTCGTACTTATACCTCAAGTTACCGTGTTTCTAGTTCTCGATTGGGCGTTAAATATACTTTTGACTGTACCGATGCTAGATTTACCTGCGAAACCGTTAGAATTAACCACAGGCAGGCTTAAGCGGTATAAAAAGGATCTTACTTTAATTGAAAACATCGGTATTAAGTTAAAGCCACTAGATATGTATCGTCTTAAATTCGCACTTTTAGTCTGCAGGGAGTTAAATAGACCGGGATTCCATTGCTAAAATAATAAATAACAATTATAATATTGCAATTAGGTATTCTTAACCCTTTTATCTGATATTTTAAGGTCTCAAGGCTCCCAGCCAAGAGACCTTTTTTATTTAACTACTATAATCATCATCCATATCAATCTGATATTGCTTGGCTTTTAGTTTATCTTTCTTTTCGGTATGTCGTGATACACCCCATGCAGGGAAAGCACCGTATAGAATAAGCTCAACACCTTCGGATAGGTTAATTCCGTAGATGTCTGCATAAATAGCAAACCCGGTTAATGCGGCTGCACCAAGTGGCCTGAATAAACCTTTAATAATTGATTCTGATGCGTAGGACAGTTTAACCAAGGCATCTATCCATGGGAAGGTCTTAACGTTTAGCATTACTTCCATTTGCTTAAACATCATCTCTTGTACTTTAAAAGCGTATTCTGCCTTTTTATCTTGGTCTACTATTAACTTATCGCCTATCTTAAACAAACTTGGAATTAACGATGTAAATAAACTAAGCATATTATTCCCCCTTAATCTCTTTAATTTGATTCTCTTTCATCTTAATGATCGTCTCATACATTAATTTATCTGTTTCTGATTTTGTAAAATTCATTCTAACTTGTAATTCTGAAATCGCACGGCGTATTTGTTTAATATCCCTTACCTGGATGACATCATAAGTTATGTATCGGGTATCAGCTACGGCAGCTAAGGCGACCATTATCGATAATAAACCTGCACTTATGGTTTTAATATTACCTAGTATTTTAAGTATTTTCATTTATGTTTCCATACATCAACTTGAAGCACTTTAATATCATCAGTATTTATTGCTACTCTTTCCTTTAAGGTGGTAATAGATTCGTCCTGAACATGGTTAACCGACCTTTCTGCATACACAACATCTTTAATCCCACTAACAGTATTTAAGATAAGTAATAAAATTACTATCACTGAGCTTACCGGTATCATATCAATAACTCGTTCTTTAACTGTCATTTTACGCCTATCGCTTTTGCTGTATTTAGCCATCTCAATTACCTATAAGTATAGTTTATACTGTTCATTTAATCATCTAATCGTTTATATCGATATCATCTTTCATTATATTGGATAAAGTATGTGCTCTACTACCTACTTGGTCAGCCCAACGGCTCGACAGCATCTCAATTGATGCGAGATCGAAATTGCCTGCCGCAATGTACGCTATGGTCTTTTTGAAACCCTTAAACCGGGTTAAGCCGAGATTAAATACCATGTCTATAATTACTTTCTTTCTTGCTTCGCTTAAGTCTTTATACCAGAAGAAATGCGAGACTTGTTCCTCTACTTTTTTGATATCATTATCAAGTAAGTACATGGCTTCATCTTTCGATATGCCAATATCATCGATATTTCTACCTACCCCTATCGTAAGCTTACCGACTGAATCCTTATATAGATCGAGTCTTAACCCCTCATGTCTTATTAATTGGTCTTTTATGTTCATTCTAATTTTTTTAGCCTTTCGTTAAGATTATCTATGTGAACCGCTTGTATTTCAACAGTTTCTATTAACCTTTGTATCCATTTACCTGTAGCCATAGCCCCATTTTCTGGATCATACTTATCTTCATTTGGCATTGACGTTAGATGTTTTTTATCTTTCCAGTGAGTAGAATATTTATCAATATCAAGTGGATTGTATTTAGTCGTCAATCTTTTTTTAAACATTCTCATAGGTTCATGAGTTCGTTCTTTTTCTTCATACTTGGCATTGTCTTTTTTTATTTTTGTATTAGGTACTTTCGAGTCCCATTTATTATTTTTTATTTCCCCATCAACCGCTTGATCAAACACATAACAAGTTAGTAGCACGTTATCATCATATACAGCTGTTGCATTTATACTGCCGGGGCCTTTATCGCCGCCTATAGGAGCACCAACCTTAAGTCCTGACCCTAATGTAGCTATCTCAGTACTATTGTCGTTAAATTTTAAAAACCCACCTGTAGCCCCTAACTCCCACTGTCTACCATTTGTAGTATCTTCAAGACTTAAAGCCGCTGATAGTCCTGATACCTCAAGCAACCTATCAAACCCAGAAATAGAATTCGGTGTTGTTGTCCCTACTCCTATATTAGCGCCGAATATGGTTTGATCATTATTATCAGATAGGTTTTTATCATAAACCCATGACGTATCAGCTCCACTTACAACCTTTACATCATATAACGAGTTAGCAGCCTTAAACCAAAAAGAACCGTCTAAATCATAATTAGTATCGGCTATTGTGAAAGGATTATTTATAGCTGTTGTTTCATCATCTAGGAATATAGATGCTACCGCACCATTACTTGATAGGTAAACAGTAATAGTCGCTGTTGTTATGATATTACCGCTGCTGTCTTGTACTACTCCGTTATAACGCTCCATTAATTTATTACCTTATATAGTGAAAATTCACCTTGAGCTATACTTCCAGCCGATGCAGTAAATTTTATAGCATTAATTGCTGTTGATATTGATAAAGCTGCCGACCCATGAACAGAAGTAAAAGCCGATACACCGTCATATATCGATAATGCATGAGTCATGAGAACCCATTTAGAGCTGTTTAAATCGTGAAATTCTATAGACCCCGACGCGCCTGCCGCTGCATTTGAGTTTATTGATGGTATAGCAACCATAGTGGTTTGGTTGGATCCTGTTGAAGCCCCTAACGTCCATTGGTGATCAGTTGATGTTACATAAGTAGATCCTCCATCTGTTGAAAACGCCACTATTAAATCAGTACCAGTTGCGCCGGCTACTATATGAGAGAATTTCATTATATGAACAGCTTCTGTGGCAGCGATACCAGTGCTGAAAACAATACTTGCTGATGCAGAAGCTGTTTGAGTTTCGATTAATTTTAATTGCCCCGGCTCAGATAATGCCCCATCTACTATCTTGGTAGGATTGTTCCCTTCATAAGTTGCAATAGGATTATCTCTAAGTTTAGTAAAAATAGAGGTATTACCGGGTGATTCTGGATCTATCTCTGAATCTGCTAAATCTACATGAACAGTCATTTTATCCCTCGTATATCTTTGTTAATTTTCGAGTTATTGGCCTACCGCATATAACTTGAAAATCATCTGCTTGGTTAGCATCTACATCTATTCCGCCCACAGTAGCCTTTTCAAGACCAATATAATGTGTGCATAATAAACACTTACTAGCTTTTCTTAAATTAAAGTTAATCTCAGGGCATTGCACCAATATATTGTCATTTAATTCTATATTCATATTATTTTGTATCCTGCCGAGCCATCACCCATTAATCCAGTATTTAATGATATAAATCCATATTTTTCTTTTTGACTTTCTGTTGCTGACCCATAATCAGGCGTACCATTAGGGGCAATAAAAAAATAACGCCCTTCAAATGAGCTAGTTAAAACCTTAACTTGAAATTCATCATTATCTAACTCTTTTATCTCTAATACCTGAAAGCTTCTATCCTCATTGGCCCCATATAAATCAGGAAATTGCCATGAGTTTAGTTTTATACGGCCAGCTATAACTATTTTACTATGGTCTTTTTGATCTAACTTAAAAGTGACTATTTCTGGCGTATCTGAAAATCTAGCTAATCGTCTACCAGCTAATTGTAATGCTTGAGATGAACCCGTAAACCATCTACACATTAATGATTTTATAGAATTTCCATTATATCTATCGGCCCCAGACCTACTAACGTCAGTTGCTACTTGCCAACTAGAAAACTGTTCAGGTGAATTTTTCTCTGAATAATCTAACTTGTTATAAGCAACTCTTATCTCAGTATAGCGCTTACCCGATTTACGTTCTATTTTTAAGGTATTTTTTTTAATATTACTGGTTTCTGATAATGTATTTATGGTAGCCCCGGATGGCTCGGGGCTTAACGCCTTGATTTTAACCTCTTGCACTATAGGATCCCACCATATATCAAAATTAAAACATTCTGATACCTCAGCTATAACTTTTTCAATGCTTTCAGGCTTCATTAAAATACCGGTAACATTGGCATTAGTTAACCACAAATCTCTTTCTATTACCCAATCAGTAGTAGGGATGTAAGAAGCTGGTAATCCAGCCCCGGTGACTAAAAGTTCATTTAAGAAGTCTATTATATTAGTCGTTCCATCCCATGTAGGACTTATTTGTACAACATCATTAATAGCGTGAGACTTTGCGGTTGTCCCCCATTGCGCGCGCGTTAAAGTCAACACGTCCCCCGATCGGGTGAAGCTCATAGCTTCCTTACCGATCGAGATAGTGCCGCTTATCGGGTACTCGGTATTACCTATTCCAGTAGGTGTTAATGTGGCTGATGTGGCAACATCTGTTATTGCTGCCACTAATTCACCAGTACTTAACATTGGATAGGTTGATTTTCTTGTATATGTTCTAACTAGTACATCTTTGGCTGTTATTTCTATTTGGCCATTATCTGGGCCTTTAATATCAACTATATCGAACTCTTGAACCTCAAAATCAGTCGCTAATGAGAATGTATCGCCAATATACCCATAATAAACTTTTAAGGTTCTACCCTCATAGTATGGGTTTCGTTTAATCCATTTGCCCCAATAAGTACCTTGTTCTTCTGGTGTATACGTTCGCTCAGAAACGTAAGGGTCAACATCCCTATCGTGATGAGGGAAATCTTTTATTTTAACTCGAACTACTGCTCTATTACCTAATCCAGATCCACCAGTGACCGATGTGGGGGACTTTTTAATATCACCTATAATAACAGGTATCATATTAACACCAGCCGGTAGATTGCTTCTAGGTTGGCAAAAATTATACTCTTTGGTTGTTTTTGCGTAATTAGGTGTATCTTGGCAACTAATACGAGTATTAAAACATTTCTGAGATCCAGTTGTCGGTATTGATGCTGTACAAGGAGATACACCATAAGTTAAAGAACAGTAATCAGCCACTATCCCAATAACTGTTAATGGTTTACGACCTATTTTAACTTTTTCAGAATTGTAAGTCACAATGTACCTTCAAAATTTAGACTGATATCCATGTAAAGGCTTGAGCTATATCTAGGTGCTTGTATTTGTCCTGATACCCATCCTAAAACAATCTCGGTTGGATGGGTTACGCTATCCCATACCCATACAAAAGGTTTAGGTGTTTGTGCATGATTAATAAAGGGCTGCCATTCAGAACGAACCCATACTGGGTCTATATTAGTTAAGTTAATGCTTCCTTTTATTCCTTTATGTAGTTGAGAACCACCTATAAATGCACCACTTTCTGACTGAGCTGTTTTAGATTCAATAACAGGGGCTAGTGACTCAGGCGCATATCCTATTTCCATATTATGATCCATTATTAAAGCTTCTCCAATTTGGACTCCAGCAATTGATGCTATAGTTGTTGGGTTGGTAACTAATATTCTCCAATCTGCCGCCGTCTTAGTATCCCACGAGAAAAATAAAACATTATTATTAGATGGTGAATTTACACTTGCAGCGTCAACCCATATAGCCCCCCCACTAGTAGAATATTGAGGTTTTACATTAGAACCTTGAGTTCCTAAATCATGGCCCCATATAGCCATATAATTTGCATTAGTAGCGCTAGCAAAAGAAGCTCTTAACCATGATACTCCTGTAGTAGTTGGTTTCCACCAATCGTAACCAAAATAGTCATAAGCATTCTCTTTTGCAAATCCTGTAGCCTCGCTTGATGCTGTTACGGTAGCCCCAACATTGTTAAATATGTTTTTGTACCCTATTCTTCCTACTCCAGGTCTTTCTGCTGTTACAATAAAAGTCATGATAATACTAGCTCGAAATCTGATCCCATATCTTTTCCTGTTTCCTGTATGTCCATTATTAATTTTCTTATACTGTCAGAGTGTGGGTCGTTACCTTCAACAACTACATTTATTTTTCTAGTTTGTATTTGGTCGACAGGTAATTGAGGTGGTTGCTGCGCTATTGGCGCACTAGGAACAGATGTTGATGTTGAGCTAGGAGCTGAACTCTTAGAGCCAAAGCTAGTGCCTGCTATTTTAGCTAGATTTGCTGCTTGAGCAATACCGGCCGTAGCAGCAAAAGCAGCCCCTAATAATGGGCCACCTAATTTAGAGCCAGCAGCATAAGACGTGCTTATTGACTCTGATAATGATAAGGCACCGGTAGCCAATGCAGCTACTTTCCCTATCTCGAATAATTCCTTAGATCCTGAATTCATTATTGCTACAGCGCCATTAAAAAAACCTTCTAACTTAGCTTTTCTTTGGTCTGATTCAGCGTCAGATATTTTTTGACGTTTATCTGCGAAGTCTTTAGTAATATCAGTGGTTAATTGCTCATGCTCACCTAATGATAATCTTTTTTGAGCTAACCTCTCATTTAATAAATCTATTTCACTTTGTTCTTTTTCATCAAGTAATTGTAACTCTGTTGCATACCTTAATCTAAGCTTTTCTAAAGCTGTTTCTGATTCAGCATCTCCTTTTTGACCACCAACATCTGCAATCGGACTTCCTCTGCCGCCGCCCTTTTTAGCCGTTGGGTCGAATATAGGCAATAAACTACCTACCGCAGATCCAACGCTAGATGCTGTTGGAGTTAAAGCCTGTTTAAGCAATAAGTTTTTCTCTTGTTGTATATTTAGTAATCTTAATTGCTTTTCAGCTTCTTTTATTCGCTCTATTGATGCTCCTCTTGTGGAATTTATTATATTTTCTTGTTCTATTATCTTTTGGGCTGTATCAGATATTCTAGTATTAATTAAATCAAAAGCAGATTGAACCTCATCAAGCTTAGTTAATCCCAGTAACGTGACTATTGCTGAACCCCCGGGGATAAGCAATAACGCAGCCTTAGTTGAGTCAGGTATGCCGTTTATAAGTAAATCTTCAGTCATCTTACTAAAGATACCCAATTTTGCTATGGCCTTAACTAATATTGACGTTACATCAATTAACCCTTGAGCTAATCTAGTTAACCCGCTTGATACATTAGGATCTGATATTATCGCTCTAAACTCATCCAATGATTGAATAAGTCCACCACCTTTAACAGATCCGAACGTTTTCAAAAATGTGTTTTCAATCTGTGTAAAGGCTTGTCCTATGGTTTTATCCATTCGCCCAAATTCTTCTGATACTGTTTGGGCTTGATTTTGTAATGCTTTAACAACGACTTCTGATGTTATTAACCCTTGCTCACCTAGTTTTTTAAGTTCACCAACTTGGACACCCATACCTTCTGCTATCGCTTGAGCTAATCGCGGGGTTTGTTCTAAAATTGAGTTAAGTTCTTGTCCTCTTAAAGCGTTCGCGGCTAAACCTTGACCTAATTGAAGTAATGCGCCTCCAGCTTCAGCAGCGGATGCACCAGATATTATAAGGGTTTTATTAACCGTCTCAGTAATTGACGCTAAATCGTTTTGATTAAGGTTTAATTGTTTAGTGGATCTTGCTAAGCGAGTATATAAATCTACCGTACCCTCTAAAGGTACTCTAGTTTCTTGAGCTAAATCAAATAGTAAACCCTGTACATCAACTAAGTTTTTAGCGTCTTTGGTAACTAGTTTTAATCTATTTGATAGGTTTGAGTAGGTATTTATTTGACCAACTAGGCTTTTTGTTAACTTTACAATACCAATAGCGGCTATAACAGCGCCCAATTTCTTAAAGGATGCCCTCAATTTCTTATTCCGTTTGACGTTCTTTTTAGACTGATTCTCTAATTTATCTAACCGTCTAATAGCTCTCAACACATCGTCGCTAGTAACTTCAATACCTAATCGGGCTATTTCCTCAGCCATTTTGTCGCCTTATTAAGTCAAGTTCTAACATCATACTAACTTCCCACGGTGTTAAGTTATTTCCTGATACATTCTGATAAGCCTGTAATTCTAAGTAACTTATATTTTCACAACCTTTTCTTATATCACAATAGTCATTCCATAAATAAGTCAGGTTATCATCTAAATCCGGTTTATCCTGTAATCCTTTAGGGGTTATCCCTGATTTTTGTACTTGCTCCCACCCTGCTATCCTACTTACTTTACTACTAACGCCTTTCTCATCTTTGTCATATCCGTATGCGTAAAACATCCATTTAGCATAGGTTAGTAATTCCGTTTCTAACCCTTGGTAAAATTTTTACGCTCTATAATAAATCTATCTGCTTGATCCATAATATAGGGAGCTGCAATATATAATTGCTTGATACGTACTTTACTGAATTTAAGGGCTTTACCTTTATCTTTAAAGCCTTTCCAACCTAACGTTATTTTTGCAAGTATCTCAGCATCATCATCGTAATTCTCCCCCTTTAGAAACTTCCTTTGAGCATCTTTATAAATAGTGCGATACAGTTTTGAGTCAATACCAGCTAACGTTATAAAACAATCTAGCTTTTCTCCGTATTGGTCAAGTACCTGCATGTCTGCGCCTTTATCGTGATCCCCGGCCGTAGCGAGTTGATCAATTTCCATAAAATACCTCTAAATTGGATTACGTTCGATTGTTAAATTAGATAACTCTGTTGAGTCATATAAGGCTTGGAATGGGAAACTAATAGTAATTTCACCTTCGCCCGATGTATCAGGTTGACCGCCAGTATATTTAATATTTGGTATTGTATAAGTGTTAGAATTACCTGCTGGGTCAGTCAAGGTAAAGACTAAACTTGATGCTGTCTCATTAATAAACTTATCCATTAATGCTTTACTTTGGAAGTAAGTAGTTAAACTACCAGTTACACGGCTTTTACCTATACTAGGGCGTGAAGTTGTTGAACTTCCAATAGTGAATAAAGGATTTAAACCATTCTCAAGAGTAAGGTCTACTGCTGTTACAATAGCAATTGCACCACCACCCTCTGTAATAGTTCCGTTAAATGAATCAAAAGGTTCTGTTGTTGTAGCGGTTCCATAGGTAGCACCTGACAATATAGCTGTACCAATTGATAGGTCTTGAGCGATTACATTAAAAGTACCAGTAACCAATGCATCTGGAGCAACTGAAAGGCTAAAACCGTCTATTTCACAACCAGTATATCGATGCCATTCTGGTATTGTTAAATCAGCAAACTTACGTTCTATCGTAAAGCTACGTCGAGTAGTGCCAACTTTTACCTTATCACCATCAGCCTGAATAGTTGCTGTTGCGCCGGCTGCCTCTGTCACCAATGTAGTGCCACTTACCACTAATTTTGATGTGGTAGATGTAACTACTGTTGATGTAGCATTATTAGCACCTGTTCCGAACCCTGTAGTAATGACTTTATCACCTACTGTAAATAATGGTAATGCTGTGCCTGAGTCATTGTATGAGTTATCACCAGCAGCAACGCTTAATGTAGTTGCTGTAATACTCAAAGATCCGGAAAATGTACCGGCCATAGCAGCTTCAAATAATGAATCATGCGATCCATAAGATAATTCAAATGGAATGCCACCAGCTACTGACTTATTACCTAATCGGAAATGTGCAATTTGTCTATCAGTCCTAAGTTCGGCAGATTCAAGACTAGTACGACTTAAACCTATACTCGCATCCGTATGTCGTATATCGATAAATGTCGGACTTGTTGGTGTTGTTCCGTAAGTTGACTCAGACACTAAAGCCGCTGAGTGTTGTGATCCTGTTCCTGTAGCAGCCATAATTATATCCTCGCGCTTGTGTATGCTATGAATGAAATTTCAACCGGTATTTGATACCAGCCATCTGTGTTATTAATTCCTGTTTGTCTGCTTACATCTCTTATTCTTACTACGCGGCCATTGTAAGTTAAATTTGTACCGCGCTTAAATCTATCAGCAATTGTATCGGCCATTGCTACAGCTTCATTTTTACCCTTGCCGTTTTCAGAAAATACATCTATTTGATATATCCCAATATTACTATCTGTTCCTGATGCCCCTAATGTTGCTTGCGTTACATCACCACTTAATAAAGTAGGTCTAACGTATAAAGTACCGTTAATTGGGTCATAAGGCCTGTTTTCCCATGCAACCGGTGGTATGCCTACCATTGTATTTAGTTGGCCGTCTAAAGCTGCGCTTATGTCCAAGAAAACAGACATTATCTATTTTTCCTAGCTAACGCACTAACCACGCCTTGAAGACCTAAAATACTAACCTTTACCATACCGGATGGTGCTTGCTGACTACTACCGTTTTCAATTGGCCCAACATAAGGCAAATTATTAACCATAAATAAGGACTCGCCTAACTTAAATGCTTTTGACGTTTCCTTTGCAAAGCCTACAGCTTTACGACCTGACTTATCTTTATCACTTAATTGTCTAGTAGATGGATTATTAACTGTAGTTATCCAATTACCTCGCAACCTACCTGTGTCTACTGGAGTTCTAACTATAATTTTACCTACAATAGCTAAAAATGAACCTCTAACAATAGCGGAAGCAGCCTTTTCAGCTTTATTTTTAAATGCTTCTATGTCTTTGTTAAAACTCATTCTCTTAATTGACACTCATATAATACCGCTATACCGGCAGGGTTAACTTGTCTTACGTTCATTACTCTATAAGTAGTGCTATCAATAGGCATTGTATCGCCGTTCTCTGGTGCGCTTGTAGTGGCCTCTAATACGAATCGAATGTCACCTGATTGAATTAAAGTGCCGTCTATCTCACGCTTGTTATAACCAAATGCAGCGCCATAACCTGTAATAGTTGTGCTTGCTGCTGGTGTATCTATTCCTGGTACAGGATCAAATCCTGCTGTTACTGACCTTGTTAGTGTTACTTGTTGGCCTTTATCAGTTAATAACTTTCTTGCCGTTACTGCTAAGTTTGAGTAAAAACTCATACCCTGATAGACCTTAATTGACCGCTATGTTTAAGTAATTTCTTAAGCTTAAATTCAACGGCTTGTAAATAGGTTTGACTGCGTGAAGATGTCATATATTCAACTTCAATAACGTCAACCTTTTCTATCTTAGTTTCACGCTCTAAATTAGCTAATGGGCTAGTACCTGCGCTAATAGCAATTACTAACTCAATTTGAGCATCTTTCAATAGTTGTGGAATTGTAGTTGTTAAGACTGTGTAACCATCGATATCAACGTTAGCTCGAGGCCATTGAAGGGCTTGAGCGTCTGTATTTTTATCGCCTTTGAAGTTTTGCTGTTCTAGCCAGTCCATAGCAATATGAGCTAGTGTTTCAGGGCTAGTTACAGCCGTAAAACCCCTATCAGCTACATAAGCATTTATCTCAGTATTAGATACATAACTATTGCTAGTTGCTAGTCCTGTACCATCTTCTACAACTATAGCAGCCATTATTTAGCCTTTTTACCGCTCTTAGGTTTTTCAGCTACTTCAGACTTTTCTTTATAAATCTTATGGTCTTTAGTTAGGTCTGATTTATTAATAACCATGTAACCCTCAGCATGAACTACTTTTACTGTCTCGCAAATATCTGAATTATCCATTGTTTTACCTCATTGAAGTAGGGAAGCCGAAACCTCCCTTATTGATTAACCTAATAGTAAGGCTGTATGTTCTGGTTTAATGTTTTTAACACCCCATGCTGCACCTACTTCGTAGCGTACTTTTCTGCGGCCTTTATACATCAAAAACTCAAAAGTTAAGCCTGAATGTGGATCTGTGATAATTATGCCGTCTGATGCTTGGTCGCCTTCTTCTGGCATTGCTGGTACACGTGTAGCTAAAACCAGAGCTGAACGGTTAAAGCACATGTTACGAGCTGATGCTGAGCCTACAGTCATAGCGACCGTTGATGCTGGTATTGCAACACGTAATCCTGGGGCAGCTAAAACGATAGTTCCCGGAGCTGTTACGCCAGTAGCCACAACATACTTATTGTTATCACCCGCCCATGTCACGGTATCGCCAGCCAGTACAGTACCAGAGCCGGTAATTAATGTGATTGAAGTTGAACCAATCGCGTAACCGGTAGTATCTGATGTATAAGATGTACCAGTACCAGCAGTAGTTGTGTTGATTTGAGCTGATTCACGTAAAGGCATTCCAACTAAATCAAGTAATACACCTTGACGTAACATGCTATCAGTACCAGCAGAATTAACAGCAGACTGTTTACCGATAAAGTTAGCACCAGCGGTAGTATTAATTACCATGTGGTTATCGCTTTGAGGTGAACCGTTATCTTTTAGAATTTTAAGTGCGTTAGAAGCTTCTGTATAATCATTAGCTGTTGAGAAAGGAGTGGTTCCAGCAGTACCATATGCACGTGAAAAAGTAGTATGTAATGCTGCTAAATCTGTTTCAAACTCATTTGTTAAGCTTCGAAGGGCTTGAGCAATTTTACCAGCTCGACTGTTTTGATAACCAACGCCATTCTGTAAAGCCATTTGCTGATTGCCAATAAAGCCAAATTCAGCAGCTCGCTCTTTAGTAATAACGATATCTGTAAAGCCAGTTGTTTGTCCTGTTGGCTCAGTTAAAGTCATTGATGGAGTAATATCACTTACATTTGCTGTAGGCTCAATAGATACTCTAATATTTTCGTTTAATGCTGCGCGTTCTGCGCTTGCGTTCATAGTTACAGCAGGTACTAAACCTACTAACTCTCTTGATGTGATGTCAAGAGCCTCATAAATATCTGGGATTAATCCAGTAATTACATTCTCAGCCATTTTTATTTCCTCATTCGGTTATGTTGGTATACCCCCGGACTTTATAAACTTGGCCCGAGCAATGTGATCTAGTGCGTCAAATTCTTGACGCGGCATCTCTTTTGCAGCACCGCCGCCATTTGACCCACCGGAAGCACCACCACCGGATGATTTGTTACCTTTAACTAGTGCTGAAAATTTAGCATTAGTCTCAAATTCTTTTTTTAGTTCATCCAAGCTAGATACGGTTAATTCACCACTATCATTTACTACTTGGACTAGACCATCAGCATACTTTAATCGCTTAGTGATAAAATCAGATATCAGGCTAATGTTATCGCCCTCTGCTATTTCACCAGCTATTTTTAATGCTGCTGTCTCTACCTTACCCTTAGAGATGTTATTCTTTAGGTCTGATAGTTCGTTATTTAGCTTTTCTCTTTCGAGTTCGCTAGATTTGTGTAACTCTTCGTAATTACTAGAAGCTAACAGTTTTTTATCAGCTTCACGTTTAGCAAGTTCCTCAGCTTCACGTTTCGCATTTTTAGCGCGTTTAGCCTCGGTTAATAGTTCATCGTTCTTATTCTTTACTCGGTCAAACTGCCCTGTTAAATCTGTTAATTGAGCTTGTAACTCCTCAATTGTAGGGCCTGTACTTCCTTCACCTTCACCAGCTTCCTCACGAAATTTGCGTGATTTGAATCTCATGTTATTTAGTATCATTATTCTACCTTGTCCACAGGACGATTAGTCACAAACTATATGGTATATATAGCACATTTTTAGTGTGTTTTCAAAGATTAGCTCTCTCAAAGGCTTGAGGCTCTAAACCTCTTAATTCATCAAGTGTGTAAGTTATGTCTCGGTCATTCGTAAACTTATCGATTGATAGGCCACCATTACGGAATAGTTTTGCCCTTTCTGGGCCTAAAGCCTCATTCTGGAAACTAACCGGCTGTTTTCTTAACCAACCGCCGTAAGTTGATTGACCGCTAACCACTTTAGCACCATCGGATCCGATAGATGGACGTTCACCTTTCAAGTCTCCAATAACGAAATCAGGGTGCACTATTGGTATTCTTACTGAGCGACAATTAAAATGTAATGCTGGCATTGGGCCTTCACCTATTTGAAAGTGTTTACCGTCATTGGCTGAACATGTTAATGAGGTTCTGCTATCTAATGTGGCGACAAACTTCTCTCGATCAATAATGTCGGCATTCTCTGCGTATGTTTGGCCCCTTGCCAATGTGCCGGTATGATTAGCCGCTGTTCTAATTAATGCCTCAGTTTGAGCGCGGGTTCTATTTTTAACTAACCTAGTTGCTTGTCTTGAGATTTCAGATGTTGTTTTACCCTCTGCTATTCCTGTTTGGATAACATGGGTAACGTCTCTTGCTGCTGTACCTGCAAATTGGTTAATGGCTTGATCAATAGTTAAATTAACGACCTTTTTACCTGATACTAAACTCATCGGCGTGTCTGATATTAAAGCCGCTATTCGATTAACGCCTACCGATGTAGCTGATAATGTTATCATTCTATCTAGTAATCTTTGCGTAAACCCTGTCTCATAATTTCCGAACTCGTTTAATTCAAGATTTAATTGAGTACCCATAGTAGACATTGAGCTTGAAACGATTAGATCGATATCCCTTTGTATCAAAGATAGCCTTTGTGATTGAAATTGAGTTAAATTACCAGCCGCTATTCTATTGCTTATATCGTCGCTCATACTGTCAAGAAATGGGATGATACGATTAACCATGCCGCCCGATAATCGCTGTATGTGGATTTGGTGGCGTGTCATGGCATCTATAGCGAAAGTATTAGCTGACATTAATCACACCCTATTGCTATTAGTATCAAGGCTAGTGCATCTTGATTTATTTGATCAATTAAATGCTCTGCTGCTGTTGGTGTGATGTGATAACTATTAATTAATCTAATATTTGTATCAACACCGCCACGTTGGGATGGGACTAAATCGACTACACTGATTTCTTCCGTTCCATCCGCGGGATCATCTGCAAAGTCTTGTAAGGCTCTATGTAGTTCAATACCTGTTGAATAAGTTGGTGCCGTACCCGCATGAGCATCACTTACATAATCTATTTCAAATGGATTAGCTCCAGTTGATCGCAAAATTGTCCAATCCGCTGCTACGAATGCCATTATCTAATCCTCATGTTTGTGGCCACCAGCCTATTTTTCGGTTACGTCAGCACCGGATATAACGCCGCTGTCATTTTTTACTAACTTAATTACCTTACCCTTTGATGGGGTAATTTGTGTTGTTGTGCCTTCGATTGTTATTTGTGGGGATTCAACCTGAATTTGTGGAGCTTCTACCGTTACCGTTACCATGTTTTCAGGTAGTGTTATTAACCCTTCTGGTAATGTGACATTAACTATTGGTGCTTCCACTGTTATGTTTGGTTGTATAGATGCAGGTGTATCACCAGCTATAAATGTAGGTTTCAATGGGTCGCTAGGTATAAATTCCTGTTTAGGTTCTGATAGACGTTGTAGTATTTCCATTAATACTGGATCTGTTTCATTGGCTGATTCGTCATTATTTTGCTATGGAGTAGATAAATCGATACCTTTATTTTCTAAATTGTCAACAGCGTCATTAGTTTTTTTATCTGAATCTATCCAATTAGCGCGCTTAAGGTTGCCTTGAATATCCTCATTATCCATAACGCCGATATCTGATAGTTGAATCATTGCCATTACTTGTTGAGCGTCTAGTGTAATGTCATAGAATTGACGGTTAAGTTCAATTAAGGCTTCACCATCCACACCCATATAAAAGCCTGCCCATTCGATTACTGTTGTTAATGCGCTTTCGATGTTACCAACGATAGATGCTAATTCTGAGGTTTGACCTGCAAAGCGTATTTTAGCGGCCTCTGCTGTTTCAACGCCTGAATTATCTTGAATGATACGAGCGCCGATTTTAATCATTTGTTCTTCTTTGTGCTTCATGCCTTCAAATGGCATTGTGTTTGGCTCTGCTTGCAATAAACCAGCTTCACCACCTTCCGGTAATGCTATAAAAGCTCTTGAACCTAATGCAACACTGCCTTTAAGAACTTCATCAACCCATCCTTGAGTGAGACCAGAAGCCCAAGGGGTAGGCTGACCCACCATAAAACTAGATTCCTCGTAATCAGCACTATTACGATAGTGAGAAATATTAACCTCAGCCATAGCGTAAAGAGGTGCATCATCAACCGATTCATCATTATTTTGTGCTCCTACGAATTGAAAAGGGATAGTGTCCCATTTTGACTTATCTGATTTAGTGGGGGTTACTTCTGGCCCTTTAGGTTCTTCATTTTTGTCATACAATTGTTGAGTATAAACACCTTCGTTTAATCTCAATACTCGATATTGGTCAACAACATCAACGCTGAAACCGTCTTCCTGTATTTCTTCTACTTCCTCTTTTAACACAACAAGGATTAGTTTCTTGTTGCCATTAAATACACCTGTACGCCAGTTAAGTATTGCTTCTGATCGGTAACTTAGGATATTGGATTTTAAATCTGCTGTATTGGCTTTAGTCTTTGGGGTTTCTTCATCAGTTTCTGGAAAGTCTACTAATAGACCAAACCTAGCTGTTTCTATGGTATCACCTAGAATCGATCGAACTGATTGCTCTAAGGATAAGCCGCCGCCATTAAAGTCTTTCTCTAGGTACTCTAATTCGCTTGGTAGTTCAACGAACATCTCTTTACGAAAGACCATGCCAATCATCCCTTTTTTGGTATGACCTACAAAATTGACGTAATTAGCTCGGGTTAAGTATGACTTGTAACGTTCGTTGTTTTCGTTGCGGGTATCTTCTGCATTTGGTTGTGGGAGGTATGTTTTACCACCATTTCGAGACTTGATAGCCGGAGCGCCTTCTACTGAGTCGCGAGCTAATTCCCATCTGGGTAGGTATTTTGTGTAATCTTTGTGTTGTGATGATACGGTCACAGGCCTTATCCTATTCTTTTAGGCCACCAGCCAATGAACGCTCACAGAACGTATATTGTTAAAGTATATAAAAGATTGTGGTATTTATCAACGTACAAATTTAACATCTAACGAGAACATAGTCTCATCCACTGGGAAGTCATAATCAATCATATATCCAATTGCTGTGGTTATGTGTTGATATTGGTTATCTTTTTGCTCTTCTTGAAATGTTGAGCCTTTTTTAACCTGTACGGTCTTTAAGCCTTTATCGCACCATTTAGCGGTAACAGGGTTAACAAATAGTGATATCTCGTTATCGGCGTTCTTAATCTTTGCTCTAACTGCGTTTTGCCTATCTTTAATGGCTGGGTGTTTCTTTTTAACGCGTCTAACGTAATCCCACTCATTCTTTCTTAGTACTTCCTCAATATCGGTGTAATCAGATGCATGGCCGTGTTTTTCACCTGCTCGTCCTGCTGGATCGCCATAAATTGTAACCTTCTTGTTTTTATGGTATTTGAATTTATCCACAAATTCCATTGCTGATTGTTTTGATATGGCGGAGGTTAGTATTATCTCATCCATAAGGTAAACGTCATTACCGTCTTTAACGCCTATTGCGCTTGATAAGGGGGTAAAGTTTTGATCGTGCATCCATATTAATTCGTCAGTTTCTTTTATTTCTCTATTTGTGTGGTTATCGCTGCAATAGTCTTCATATATTCGACCTGATACAGTTTCAAAGGATGCTTCCATTTCTTGCCTGAACTGCTTATCACCTAATTGTCGCTTAAGTGAGTCTATTACGTCTTTAGGTAATATCTCGGAACTTTTCCAGTGATAGTAACCCCAGTCAGGGTCATTTCCTTCTTTGGCATATTCAGCCATATCATAATAATGGTTAAGGCCGTCAGGTACGCCAAGTAACCAACACCACGCCCTATAATCAGGTCTTAATGGGTTAACAGTGTTTAATGCTGGTAATATATGACATTCCCACGCATCCGCTTTAATGTCTGCTATTTCATCGATGCCACCGCCAGTCCAAGGTACACCCTCGAACCGTTCTGGTTTATCTAATCCGATTAAATGAATCTCAGTACCGTTAGGCATATATATTTTAAGTTCTGATTCTGATGGTCTTTTTGAGTGTTGAGAGGATAATGATAATAGCTTTAGGTCGTCCCAGAATATCTTCTTAACCTGTTGATGTGTTGGAGCTGCTGCGAAATAGAGTTCATTATCGTTTGCTGATGCTTCTTTGATTAGCTTTCGTTTAAATCGTTCTGTTTTTCCTGAGCGCCTTCCTGCTGGAATAACTTTAAATCGATAGGTTTCTGTTATTAGCCTTACTTGCTCTGAGATATCTTTTAGGTGATACCAGCGTTTAAGTTCTCTTTCTAATTTTGGGTTAATTTGGGACTGCATCTAGTATTTTCTTAAATGCTGCTGCTAATTCATCATTACCACCTTGTGAATCTTCTGGTTTTTCTCTCCATTGCTCTTTTTTTCTATTTTTAAGCCAGAATATGCAAGATGTTGCGTCAGGTGGGTAGTGTTTTATTGTTGGTACAATTAGAGCTTCGCCATTGTTATTGAATATTTTATCTTCTTTGTGGGAATATCCTATTGCTCTTGAATATAAAGCCTTTTCAACATTGGTATCGGCTATTTCCTTGCCGGCCTTTAAGGTGTCAAGAAATTCAGGGTGCTTTAATTTCCATGTATTTATTGTGGCTAATGATTTACCTGTAGCCCTTGCAATATCTTTGTCGGTTGCGCCTAATTCACACATTACCTTTATGATATTGTTTAATGATGGTTTATAACTTGATGGTCTTCCTACTTTCTTTTTAGCCACTAGCTAACTATCCTATAATCACCGATTAATGGTATTAGTATAGTTTATATGTGGGTTTTATTCAATTAAAGGTGTATCGCCATAAGCGAATATGTCACCATGTGAATATATTACTCCATTAGTTAAATGATGAGCTGCATATTCATCTATATTATATCCATTAGCTAATTCTATGTACTGGTCTGTTATTTTTTCAGACATAGCTACTAGATAAGGGTCGTATTCGTTGATGCCGGTTATATTTTCATATTTGTTTTTTAATAATTGGTGAAATTCCAATACTGTATATTTATTACCAGTACCTATATACCTGATATCCTTACCTTTAATAGACCAATCGGTATTATATAATAAATCTGAATACAATCTATCATATCGTCCACCAATACCATCACTAGATATAGTTTCATTATCTATATGGATATGACCATTTTTAGGTAATTCTTTACCTATTAACTTAGGCGCTAACCCTATGCCAGTTAATGCTAATATTGATTTTATAAAGTTTCTACGTTTCATTTAACTTATCCCTAATGTTATCAACCGCTAAATGAGGTTTTGTATTACGCTCTATTTCAGCAGCTACTTTTATTAATTCTACTAAAGACTCGTTAAGCATGTCGATTGATTCTTTTACTTGTAAGATTGTTTCGTTTATTATTTCATCCATTAGTTTACCCTCTCTGCTGTTACGGTAAATCGTTGTTCTTGCTCGGTAGATTTGCAGGTGTCACATTCTTTGCATTCATTATTCCACCAGGTAGGGCCGTTTTGTATTAGCTTAATCTTAAACTTAGCTGATGGATACGATGTTTCGACTAGCCTTGCGAACATATCTGCCTCTTTTATTGAGTAGCTTTCGTTTGTTACTTTGTTGAAAATGTATTGCCAACACTCTAAACAGATATTTATATTCATTTATTAACACTCACAATTATAGGTTGCTTCTTAAGTTCTCATAGTCTTATTTGGAAGCCTCTAATTATTTCCTCGGCTGCCTTGACGCTGGTAGCATATCCAGCTAATCCACCGTGCTCGTTAACATGATTAATAAAATTCCATTGGTCTATAGTCGGCTCTTTTCCTTCTGCTTTTACCTCGATTGCAAAATAAGTACCGTCTATCTTCATGCCTGTTATGTCACTTAATCCATCATGGTCGTTTTTATATTGGCTGCTAAACCATTTTCCTATCGTTATCCAGAATTTCCTATACATTACCTTACCCGTTGTATTAACAGTATAAAAAGCAATATCAGGGCTTTTTATTAGCATTTTAGTAATCTCGCGCTGTATGTCACCTTCTTTCATTAAAACCATGAAATACATACCCACCAAGGAAAAAAGGCCACAATACTATCATCATTAAAACAGAGGTGACTAAAATTAAATTACTACATTCACTGTGGTCGCTCATTTTAAAACCTAGAGTAAATAATACGCCTATCATTCAGATAAATGCCATAAACTCATTCATTAAAATAACCCTCTACTAGTCGTTTAACTTGATTTAATAATTCTGATTCAGTTCCATATCTTGCTTCAAATCGTTTCTTCCAAGGATGTCTAGGTGTGTACTTTTTTGTATCATTTTCACCTTGGTGATGTAGTCCGCATAGGGGTAATGTTTTAAAATGACAATCTGGCTTAACTTTGCCATCTATATGATGAATAGCTGATGGTGTATATCCGAAGCCCTCGTTAGCACAAACGATACACCCAAAGTTTTCGATGCTATCAAGCCATTCTTTTTCTTCTTTTGTGGCTTTTCTGCTTTTCATGATAAATTAGGCTTATAGTTTTTGTTGAAAATAACAATCATCGAATCATGCTTACCCTTTCCTTTTTTAGTAAATTCACCTTTTGAATTATATCCTTCAAAAGATACTCTCCCCTTTAAAAATCTAATTTGCGCAAACGGAATTATTAATTCATGGAATTGAATAGTACCTGTTGCAGAAGGGATCAACATTACACATGATTTTCCTTTCCTATATTCTAAAAATGATTTAGCTATAAACATCTGCTTGTCTTTCTTGTTATATGGTGGATTAATGAAATTACTTTTACCCCACTCGATACTAAGACCGTTAAAATCCGCGTGTAATGGGCATGGATCAAAATCAAACTTAAATTCTTCGTTAAGTTGATCGTATAACCAAGGTGGTGTAGCCCAATCATCGGAGCATTTATTACCATCACGATCATTCATATATATTCGCTATTGTGTATTTTAATCATTAAGTGTTTATCTGCCCCGCTTTCATTCCTTCTCTTTGTTGAAAACTGTTGTTAATTCTCATTTTAATTTCAAATTCTATTGCAGAATATTTCGTTCTAGCGAGTATCACATCAAACTTTAATTGACCCATTTTTTCGATGTGGTCTTTATATTCTTTAGATATCCTAGCCTTTCGCATTGCCTCTGCGTTAGAGTCTCCACTAAAACTACCTGCTACAGTGTTTAAAACAACCTCTCTGGACTTATCAGCTACTACCCATTCACGTTCAGCTATGGCTTGCTCTTTTCCCTTCTCCCAAAGTGAGTGGGTTAGTTCGTTGTTAGGGATGGCGGATAGCGGATTCATTTTATCCCCTATATTTTTTTAATAGTTGTGTCCGTGTTAAAACCTTTTCGCTGATTACCGGATTAATTTCAATACCCTTAAATATTTTACCTCGCTCAAGACTTTCTTCTTTTGCGTATTCAAAACGGAGGTTGTGAAATTCTTTTTTAAAGGCATCTGATAATAGTTTTATTTTATTCATAATCTCATTGTCGTTCAGCAATTGCATGTTGTCAAGTTATTATTTTAATTTCTTTAACCCTTCAATAGCTAAACGTTTACATCTATTAGCTAAGTTTTTTAAAGTTTCACCATCACGTAATACCATATCGTTATTAGCGGCATAGTCATTTATCGTTTTGTCTCGCCAGTCCTCAGTTTTAAACATCTTTTGTTCGCCGTGGTAACACTTCCAACATTTAAACCCTGCTTTAGTTATTATTCGTGCCGCTCCGGTTCTGCATTGACTGCATGTCGTATAGCTATTTTCCATGAGCGATACCTTTTTTATCCAGATTTAGTTGTCTGGCTTTGTTTTGATCGTCCAGACAATCCTGTTTAAATTTCTTAGCTGTGAATATCGGGGTGCTTGATCGATATATTTCAGGCGTGTAATTTAATCCATGCTCGTTCTTATATCGTCCCTGACACGTTTTTTTAAATTCTATTGCGCTTGGTGGCCAGTCACCCTCCCATTCCGTTAGACCTCTACTGATTTGCTCTGGTTTCATTCCTCGCAACACCTTTGACCACTCACTAGCAATAACTTCCTCACTACCATCAATCGAGCTAGTCCATTTAGTTAAATATCTTTCAGAAAATCTCTGAAATACTGCATAAACCCATTTTATGGGTAAATTGTCTGTTTCATGGCTGCTCGTGGAAGAGCCGTTTAAGATTGTTGCTAACCCTTGTTGTAGATCCTCTTGTTTCATTTATATTATCCTCTTTTAATCCAAAAATACCCTTCCATCCATTTTCAATTGATTGATTCAAGATATCGTTATTATTTCCATTAAGTTTATCTAACTTGTTAAACATTAAAGTTTTTGCTCTGTCTGTCATTGGTGCTTTTAATTTTTGTCTATGTTCAACAAATGTCTTCCATGTTTCCTTATCAATACTTTCTGGGATAACAACAGGCGAAGCCTTCTTTTGATTTATTGTATTTGTATTTGTATCTGTGTCTGTATCTGTATCTGTATCTGTATGGCGTTTCTCAGCGTTACTAATCGTTACACTTGTTACATTACCTATTTTTCTTTCTCTGTGCTTTCTTACTCTTTCTCTAGTTTGTGCTCTAACAGTATCCATGTCTTTCATATTTCTATATTTTTCGTGGTTTACAATATGCCACCCCCATGAACGATGCGGATCAATTAATTCTATTCTGCGCCCGTCTTGTCCTTCGGTTCTTGAATATTTATCAGGTTTTTCTAAAATATCGATACCTGCTTTTATATGTTCAATGGGAATTCCTGTTCTTCGTGATATAGCTTGTGGTGTCATATCTATCATACCGTCTGGATTACATAGAATTATAAATTGCTGAAATGTTATTAACCCTCGCCAATCATCAGCTAAAGTACCGTCATAGATTGACTCAAATATTTTTCCGTACATAAAACCCCCATAAAGTAACGTTATAAAATACTAGTGTAACGTTACTTTATGGGTTGTCAAGAAGTTATTTTCTAACGTGGTTAATAAGTTGAGCCAGTTCTTTGAGCTTACGATGAGTTTCGATAGGGGATAAGCAGCAGTTACCAATTGCGTATTGCATTTGATTTATTGTGTTACGCGCTTTCTTGTGAATTCTGCGCTCAATTTGTACCGCCTGATTTTTCACGGGCTTTCTTTGCTCCGGCTTTAATATTCTTTAGTGCTTTCTTCATTTCCTTCATGCGGGCTACTGTTGCCTTCTCTAAAGCGTTAACCCTGTCTATATTGGTAAACTCAGGGGTTGCGCTTATAGCCTGTCTAGTAATCCCTAAAACCCTTGCTACATCGGCTCTACGGGGGAATATTGTTATTAAGTCTTTTAGTTTTATGCTCATATATCCCAATTATATTAGTAATTTGCGCGTTGTCAATTAATATATTGCAAATAGTTAAACTATTTACTTGACATTAAGCAAGTAGTATCTAAACTGTACTTAACGTATGAGGTGAATTATGACTTTAAACCAAGACCGATTAACAATCCATGTAGGTGACACTGTTACTTTTGATGGGTTTACTCAAGATTCAGATAATGCGCAGTTGACCGGGAAAGTGAAGGGGACTGTTAGAGCTGATGAGTTGACTCTATTAGTTGTAGTTAATGAGTTTACGATGTGTACCGTTGCCGCGAGATGTGTTAACCGAGTTAATAATTTATTTATTAATCTTAATAATATGAAAGATAATTTAAGAATAGATGCTGCATTATGAAGTGTATTTATTGTGGTACAAACCAGATAAATAAAAGTGTGTCAAATATAGAGATATATTATATTGAAAATTAATTGCATTTTGTTAAGTTAATTTACTTAATACCTTGACATTGTGCAATGGTCTGTTAAGATGATTGTAAGTTA